ACTGTACATATCATCATTTAATATATGACCTATCTCATGAAGTATACCTTTACGCTGTACATCGATAGGTTTATCACTATTAACGAGAATGGTGTAAGTACCATCATCGTTTAGTTTTAATACCGCAGTTTGTGTTTTCCGTAATTTTATGTAAATCAAATTGATGTTCATACTATCAACCCCTTTGTAGGGTTATTGTATATTATTCAACATGGAATTTTTTACACATCACTAAATTGTTTGTAGTTGTCTAGAATATTTATGTAAAAATATTTTACAGCTAAATCTTTATCGTGAAATAATTCTAAATATACTACGAATATTAAATCTGTATTTATGTTGTTTGCAATAATTTTTTTGATACCAAATCTTTTTCTTCATTTGTTAACAATGTTGATTTTTCCACTAAGGTTGCATAAAAATCTTCACTTATATTTGTTACATGGCTATGTAACTTATTAAATTTGTTATGATCTCTACCACATAAATCAAGCATGTAAAAATGATAAAAATCTTTTCTAGTTAATTCGTGCTTATCGTTTATATAGTCTAAAGTGCCTGCATCGTAAAGGTTTTTAATGATTAAATCTTTTATGAAAACTAGATCGGATAAAATGTTACTTGTTTGTAGAATCTCTAATTTTGTTGGTTTGGATTTGTCTTTTTTGTTAATGTATTCACGATAGAATATATACACAATAACTAGAATTATCAATGCTACGATAATAAACGAAAACATTTTTATTATCCTTTCTTTTTTAATATGTTGATTGCGTGAATAACAAAATCAATATCATCTTTCGACATATCTTTACTTGCATCGAATAATAGACGTAAATCAGGATTTTGTCTAACCATTTCAGCGTATTCTGAAACATAAGGATCATCATAATACTTCAAACCCATTAATTCTTCTGGTGATACATTTAAAGCCTTGGCAAATGCAAATATTTTTGATTGTGATAAATCAACTTTTCCACTCTCTATTTTTGCGATACTGGTTCTATCTTTATAACCAACTTTAGTTGCTAATTCATCTTGAGACATTTTCAAAGACTCTCTTAACGCTTTTATGTTTTCGTAAAGTGTCATGTTATCACCTCATTATATATACTACTGTCTACCTTTAATATAATATGAGTGTGAAAAAAAATCAACTTTTTTGTAAGAAAGTGTTGACACATATTCACACCGATGTTATATTATGAGTGTGAATTAAATTCACATAAAACAAAAGCAAAGGGGGTGTAGAATGAACACATTAAAACAAATCATTGATGACAAAGGGTATAAGTTATCCTATGTGGCAAGTGAACTAAGCCTTACTAGAGAAGCGCTATACAAGAAGTTGAGAGGTGATACAGAGTTTAAAGCTTCAGAAATTGCAAAATTGGTTGAACTGTTAAAGCTCACAAGTAAAGAAACAAAGAATAATTTTTTTAAATAATATAGTGAATTAAATTCACATATAGAGGTGATTAGATGCTAGTACAAAATCAAACGGATCTAAAACTAGCCAACAAACGATACGGACAAACACCCACAAGATTTGGATGGGCAGGCCGTAACGATGAGTATGGCCAATACTGGCGAAAACTCATCAAGAAAAAATGGCCGTTAAGAAACCAATCAAGATGGAATAAGAAAGTCATTCTATCTTGGGTAAAGTTAGCTAGAACTGCTGATTTACATGCAAGGAACGAAAAGCGATGGAGAGCCTAGTATACACGGCTAACCAAGTAGCGGAACTATTTCAAATTTCACTAACTGCAGTATATGACCTAAGAAATAAAGGCAAGCTAAAACAACTACCGAATGTAAGCGGTGTGAGATTTAGTAAAAAAGAGGTTGAAGCACTAGCAGGGATTGAAAGTGAATACTCGGCTATTGGTTACAGAAAATTAAAAAACGAGGTGGAAACACTAAGAGAAGAAAACAATCGTTTGAAAAGAGAAATAAAAAAAATCACTGGCGATTTGCTAGTGATTGTTGGAAAGGACTTATGATGAAGTTTATTTGGTTGGTAAGAATTATAGCGTTCCTAATGATAATAGGAACAGTAGGTTCTGTAGAAATCGATAGAATTGATTTTTACACAGCATTTTTACAAATATCATTGGGGTTAACCATACTCATCCTTTCAAATTTCTGGATGAGGGAAATAAAAAAAGCACGCTGAAGCCGTAGGAAAGCAAGCGTGCTAGTAGAGTGAATAGGAAATTACTCTACTTGTATTTTAACACAAGGAGAAATAAATGGAAATTAATTTAACACCAGTTGTTAGTCAAAACGAACAAGTATTCAAATGGAACAAAGACGAAATCAAAACATATTTTGAAGCACAATTAGAAAAGTATAAAGGGCTTGTAGTAACGGAAGAAAACTATAAGGACATGGTAAGTGCTAAAAATGAAATCGTTAAGTATAGAACAACGCTTGATAAATTCTGTAAAGAGAAAAAAAGAGAACTCAAAAGACCGATTGAACTGTTTGAGGAAGAAGTAAATGAAGTATTGAAAGTTGTTTACGATGCAGAAAAGCCACTCGCAGAACAAATTAAATACTTTGACGAAAAAGAAGTACAAGCAAAAACAGAAACCATCAACAAGTTTATAGAAAAGATGGTTGAAAAGTATAACGTTCGTGCAGAATATGCGGAACAACTACAACGTGATAAACGCTGGTTAAATAAAACTGCAAAGATGAAAGACATTGAAATCTCTATTGAGGGAATGATGATTGAGATTTCAAAAAGACAACAATCAGATGATGATTATAAACAAATCTTAGCAGAGAAAAAAGGAATGATTGAATTTGTTGTTGATACTTGCAACCAGCAATACGAACTAGCGACACCAATCACATTTAATGAATGTTGGGATGCAGTAAAAGATATGCCACTAGATCAAGCTAGAGAGTTAATCAATGCAAAGTTTGCAGAACGTAACGAAATGGAAGAGGCTGCACGAGCAAGCATCACAAATGAACCAGTTGAAACAATCGAAGTTGTAGAAACTAAAACTGGTTTTAAAGTAACTGTTTATGACTTAACGGAAGATGATGTAAAAGATTTGACTGATTTCTTAGAAATGCGTGGTTACAAGTACAAAGAGGTATAGATGGATAGTAGATATAATGCTGTAAAAACCGTACCGCAATCAGCGTTAAAGGTAATTGACTTTGGGAAGCTTAAAGGCAAGTATGATATTTCTCCTCAATGGCGATGGGAAGTATTAACCGAAACATATGGTATGTGTGGGATTGGTTGGAAGTTTGAAGTTGTTAGTACTCAACAAGTACCAGTCGAAGAAACCAAAGAAACTATGTTGTATGTGTTGGTAAATCTATACATCAAAGATGGTGATGAATGGAGTGAACCAATTCCTGGATATGGTGGCGATTTCTTAATCTACAAAGATAAAAATGGTTTTCACGGCAACGATGAAGCCTTTAAGATGGCCGTTACTGATGCACTAGGTACTGCAGCAAAAATGATTGGTGTAGGTGCTGATGTAT